CTCTTCAATATACTCTTCGATTGTTTGCCCAGGCGTATCTTCTTGATATGCATTTCTCATTTCTTCTGTACCTATCTCGTGTACTCCGTTGTCATGTTTGTTTCCTGTCATTACCTATTCCTCGGTTCCTTTCTATTATAATTTTGTGTGACCACTGAAAGATTCTTCTTATCGTTGTTCATAGGATTGTTATCCTTATGATGGACATCCTTTCCTTTGATGTCTTTATTGTCTTTCATTAATCTACGTGCTTCATTTCTCTTTGCACGTCTTTTGATTTGTTCAGGTTGAGAATGGTAGTTTGCATATTCTTTTTTGTAATCTCTCTCTTCTTCGACTTCAGTCTCTTCTTTTTTACCCTTTTGATATTTCTTAATAGAGTCTCTTGCAGACTTCATCATTGCTTTTTGATGTGCTTTTTGTTTGGACTTTTCTTTATCTCTTAATATATCTGCAAGTCTCCTTTCTTCTATCTCTTCTCCCATGGCAAGTGATGATAACTGCTGAAGTATGATTTGTAATGTGCTTGGACTCATTGTTGATAACACTTGCATCTGTTGTCTACTTAAACCTTTAACTTTAGATAGTGCTTTTTTTACATCTACTGCTTCTGATAACTCATCACCCATTTTTAAGAAGAGATGATTCTTCTGTTGTTCTTTGTCTGTAACTCTAGCACCAATAATTGAACCTAATCTTTGAATGTATGATAATCCTTTTTCAGGATTTTTCTTATATTCTATTTCTGCTTTTTTTCTCCACTTATTTGTCATTGCTGTCAATATAGTGTCGATTGATGCTACGAGTTTACCTTCTTCTATTGATTCTGATTGAGTGTCAACTTCCTTTCTCTGTTTCTCTCTTTCCTTCTCTGCATCAACACTAGACTTTGCAGTGTCTGATTGTCTTTCCTGTCTACCCTTAAGTGCTTCTAGTTCTCTCTCATGACGTGCCTTGAGTTTCTCCATTTCATCTGCATGTTTTGCTTTGATGTCACTCACTGCATCTTCACCAAACATCTTCTTGTATTGTTTAGTGTATTGTGATGGTTTCGTTTCTGCAGACTTATCGCCTGGCGCAGGTTTATATGCAGATGCATCATCGTCATCTTTCTTACCGTGTTTTGCAAAATGAGATGCACGTTTATCTTTAGTGGACTTGGACATCTCATCACCCTCGGCATCTTTTGCATAATACCTTTTAGGTTGAGTACCTTTCTTGTCCTCTACATCTTTGTCTTGTGCAGTTCTAATCTTTTCTCTTAATAGGTCTAACATATTATTTACTTCTCTTTGCAAGTAATTGTGCTTCTTTCCATGCAAGTGCTTGTTTGTTTGCAGGGAACTTACTTGTCCATGTTAACATCTTACCGTACAATGCATCTGATTTTTTAATTAATGCCTTGTGGTCATCGTTGTTTAGAATCTCAATAAAGTCTTTCTTAAACAACTTTCTAAAATAGTCTACGTTCTTTTGTGATGCATTCCAATCTGCAGTTACCACTTCTTTAGGTAACTTTCTTGCACGTTCAGAGTTTCTTTGTTGTGCAAAATCTAGTGAAGTGTTAACGAATACCATCTTGTATTCGTATCCTGCTTTATCTAATAGGTCTTTATAAGATACAATCTTACTTGCCTTTGCACCTGTAGTGTCAAAGACCATACCAAGTCTTCCTCTTAGATATGCATCCATTTGTTTTGCAGTGATTTGTTTTGCTTTTGTACGGATTGGGTCTCTTAGTTCTGCATCCATATTTCTCAAGTCAAGACCAAGTCCTGCTTTCTTTAAACCGTTCTCGAATGCTTTGTCGGTGTTAACAATCTTAAGTCCTAGATTGACTAGGTTTAATTGATCCACCACAGTTGATTTACCTGACCCTGGCCCACCCATAAGGAATACTGCTTTGAAGATGCCTGGGTCATAGACCCCTTCCATAATCAAATCTTCTGTCATGAATGCAGGTAGTGTACTCTCCATGATACCCATTCCTTTACGGATATCTTTGTAAAGTTTCTGTGCAAATCGTTGTCCTGTTTTGGGTACTCCCTCTTTAAATGATTCGAAGTCACCCTTTTCTGCAAACTCTCTCATCTTAGATGCACTCATTCCTGACACATCATCTGCATCAGGGTCACGTTCACCAGCAGAGACTATCTGAATCTCATCAAACTTATAGAAACCGTGACGACCTTTTACTGAGTTATATTTTTTGATGATAGTGTCGAATTCTCTGACCCTATCTGACCCTACTACCATTCTAATCTTAGTGTAACCTTTGTCATGCAAGAAGGTAAGGATTTGGAAAATCTGTTTTACATCTGCATCTACTACATTCACTTGTTTACCAAAGAATGCACGTAGGTATTTGATTTTGTCTTTGTGGGTTAGTGGGTTCTTAACTTTGTCGTTTGAGTGTGAAGAGAATAACAATGCATCACCGTATCCCTTCGCAACTTTTTGAAGTCTGTCTACTAACTTTGCATGTCCTGTAGTTGGAGGATTGAATCGACCAAAGGTGAACACTGCACCTTTACCTTTTGCTTCTGATAACCAACTTGTAAAATTCTTATTCGCCATCTTTTGTATCACCTTCTTTTTTATTCTTCATTTGTTCTTTTTTACGAATCATTGGTAAAAGTTTCTTTGCGAGTTTTTTGATTGCAGACTTCTTCTTGTCTAACTTCTTCTCTAGTGCTTGTTTTCCACTCATACCTAGGTCACTCTTATCTGTGTCTTTCAACATTTTCTTTGCGACCATATTACGTGCTTGTTTCTCTGCACGTTTCTGTAACTTTGCAGGGTCAAGATTCTTCTTCTTCATTGCTTTTTTACGTTTTGCAAGAATCTTATGTTTGTTCTTTTGGAATGCTTTCTTTTTCTTCAGACGAGTTTGCATAGAGTCTGCTTCTTGCATCTCTTCCCAAATTTCTCTGAATGATTTAAGTTCCATATTACTATTTATCCCAATTTTTTGCAGCGTTAAAATTATTTTGACTGAATTCCATCCTGTCAACTAACTTAACTGCCTTACCTTCTTGGTCAATTGCAACATATCCTTCAGGATTTACTGCTTTAAATCCTGTGGACGTTTTAACAAAGGTTCCGATACCTTTAACTCTGTTTAATCCTTCTATGATAATCTGTTTTGACACTACCATCAACTCTTGGAATTTGGTTAGTGCTTCAATCATAGACTTCAAACCTCTGAGTTCATTATACAACTGTTCACCAATCTCTCGTTTGATGTTCTTAGTCTTTTCTTGTTTAACTTTTGCGACTACCTTATCTCTCCAGTAGTTTTCAAAGTGTTTTAGATATCCGTTGTAGTTTGGTTTAAAAATACCAGCACGAATCTGTGCATTACAATATGTTTTATAAGTTGCACCTGCACCTTTCTTTTCTATTGCACGTTGAACTTCTCTGAATTTTTCGAGGTCTTTCTTTTTAATTTTGTGGAATTGTTTTCCGACTTCTGTGAGGTTACGTGATAAACTGACCGTCTCCTTTGCTGTGAGAGTTGAGTTGCCCGAAACATCCTTATACGTTGCATCATCCATCCATACGTCTTTTGACGAACCAAGTTTAGAAATATCTGCACCAAAGGATGCAGAAAGGTCTTCTATTGTACCACCTCTATATGTAGTATGGAAGACGATTCCTAATTTTGCAGATGCAATTTTTTTACCTAACTCAGAATTAGTCTGCACTCGATACACTATAGTGTTAGGCCCGAATGCAATATAGGACTCAAAGTCGTCCTTTATCATCTTCTTATCTTTTTCTGTGAACATCAAATCACCTTGGAGTATCTCATTACCCCAAGATAGTTTGGATAGGTATTTGAATGAATCTAAAAACTTAGATTCTAGGTCACCTGAGAGTTCAGGTGCATCTTTGATTTCTTGTTCTGAAGTGTAAAATAGTGGTGTTTGATTGAATAGTGATTTCTTTGCAACGAAAAATCTTCCGTCCTCAGGATGTTTCCCACAAAAAATAGCAGGGGCACCATCCCACTTCACTGTCATGTTGAACCCTTTCTTTGCATTACCTTTCATCATGTCACGAAGACTTAATAAAAAGTATACAGATGCACGACCACCATCAATTCCGTTATTGATGATTTCGTCTTCTAGGTGTTCTAAATGTAAATTCTTAACTGACATAATAGTAGTATATCACCTTTTTTTGGATAATACTACTATTTATGGTTATTTATTTCTTATAAACCTGCATCAACGATGGTTCCATCGTCAACTTTTGATTGTAAATCGTCTCTATCTGTAGTTAATGAATTGATCTGATTAGTTAATTCAGTGTTCTTTTCTGCATCAAATGATGTGTAGTCTGTTCCATTCCAATCATCCCATGCAGTAAAAGTGGCTCTCTCTAATCCAGTTGAAGACTCTGATGCAGTAGGATTATCAGTTCTCCAGTCTGCGAAGAAACCATCCCTTCCTGCAGCTGTTCTAACTTCAAACTCTACAGTTCCATCAATATCAGCACCAAGTGAGTACTCTCTTGATACACCGTTTATCCAATCTTTTAGTTTTTGCAACTCTGCGATTTTTTCATTTAAAGTTGCAATTTCATCTGCCCATGCCATAGGTAATCTCCTAAATTTGTATAGTACTATTTAGGATTTTGACAATGGTGACTGAGATAGTTTTGATTCTATTTGCTTAATTTTTGTGGCACATTCAGTAACAGAAGATTGGTCTCCCTCTTTCTTTGCAGAACGGAGTTCTTGTTTCAATCTAATCTTCTTTTGCAGAAGGTCAATTACATCTTGTGATTTCAACGTTTTCATAATACTAGTGGTATTTATACACCAAAAATGGCGACCTGTAGGGGACTCGAACCCCTGACCTCTGCCGTGACAGGGCAGCGTTCTAACCAACTGAACTAACAGGCCTGGCACCCTGTAGGAGAATCGAACTCCTGTTGCATGGATGAAAACCATGTGTCCTAACCACTAGACGAACAGGGCAATTCCTCTATTATAGTAAAAAGTAGAGTCATTGTCAACCCCTAAATTTTAAAATCTGAAAACTTTTCTCGTCCTCT